TCATGATCAAGCATTAATTTTTGAAGATGATGTTATATTATGTGATAATTTTATTGATATATTTAATAAATATATGAATGAATTACCAACTGATTATGATATGTTATTTATTGGAGATGGGTGCAAATTACATATCCCTAAAATAATGCAATTAGAAGGAAAGCATATATATGCTAAAACATTACAACCCACAAATTGGGGTGGAAATGGTGCAACACGGTGCACTGATAGCTATGTTCTTAGTAAAAAAGGTGCAACAGCTCTAGTAAAATATATAGATAGTCTTAAAAAGAAAGTACATTTGCCAATTGATTGGTGGTTAAATCATGCAGCCCGTGAAACAAATTTAAATGTATATTGGGCAGAACCAACAATTGTTACACAAGGTAGTGAATTGGGAATGTTTAAATCATCCTATAAATTATAATAATTGTTTAATTGTTTGAATCCAATTATTGATAATAGCGCGCATTTCAGCTGTTAATGATGTAGACCAACAAAAGTGTTCAGTTCCATCTTCTTTAAAATAAATTCCAAGTGGATTTATTTTAAAAAAAGCACCACTAGCCGCACCATCTGTATAAAAAATATCTGTACCAGTTACATGTGCAATTGATACATTATCACTACCTAATTGTTTATGTAATAAATATAAATTACTATTTAATTTATCAAATAAATTAACTGACATTATTAAGTATTTAATTAATAATACTAGTTAATTCTATAAGCTGACAACACGTTTATGAATCTTTATTTAACCATGGAATTTGACCACCATCTGTACCAGGTAAACATGCTGCACCACCGCCTTCTTTACAAGTTAATCCTGGTATTTTATATAACCAATCCTGATAACTTTTACGATCATTTGGAATAGAATTACTTGGCATTGTGTAAAACTGACGTTGTCCCTGATTTTTTCCAAACACATCTGTGGGATCTGAGAACCACTGAATACGGAAATAATCATCTAATTGCTGTTTTGTTTCAGAGTCAAATGCACTTACAACAGGTGGCTTCCATTTATTTGGTTCTTTGAGGTCAGTTAGAAGAAGATTCATAAATGGATTTGCAGGGGTAGGCTCATTCCATGGCGACCCAGATCCACTAGGTATAATTGTTGCAATGCCCTTTTCCTCAGCCGCTAGAATTGGATTCGGCTGCGGCTTATAAAACTGTAAGAAATCCTGACTATCTACAAAACCTTCCGCTGGCGGCGCATCATGTGTTACTACAACATAAATTAATGGAATAAGCATTACAACAAATGAGACTGCAATAAATATATAACAATTAGATGGTGTATAGAAATATGCTGCACAGCCAATAAGAGCGGATAGTATGACTATACGAATAACAGCATTTAATACATCATTTCCACAAGAGGATTTAGGAATAATAGTAAATGGTCGGACAAGTACTATCGGGTTTTTCATAAAACTGGGTTCACAATTAGATGACATACTAATGCACCCTTAGAGATTTCCTAAAAGGCGCGCAGCAATATTACTTGCGTTTGGATTTACCAGCTCCCTGATTGGAAGGGGCTGGAGCTGTACCCGCAGCACTAGCTTTACGAGCCTCCATTTTCTTGCGCAGACGCTCCTTTACAAGAGCTAGACGAGCATTCCCTTCACGACCAGCTGCACGTGCAAGATCAGGATCTTCCATACCAAACATGGTCTTAAATGAGCCCATCATTTCTACAAATGCAGGATTAGATGAAAATTCCTTCATTAGCTCCTCAGCTTCTGCGGCAATCTCCTGTGGCTTAATTGCACCACTCTGAATCTTGGCTTGCAGACGCTTACCAATTTTCTGAATAGAATTTTGAATAATACCAGGATTTGTTGTATATACTTTTAGGAGCATATCAAAGGCTTTTGTAGGCTCGTTTTCATACTTCTTCAGCTCTTCAACATCTAGACCAAAATCCTCGGGCTTGAAATCACGCATCATCTCTTCCGCTAGACGAGCAAGGTGACCTTTTAGGAACTTCTCGGGAAGCTTCACACCCTCTGCTGAACCACCAAACATGGATGCAAATTTCTCTGTAATTGACTTAAAATCAATACCACTCATCTTTTCCTTTAAAGAACCCATGAAATCCTCAAATGCAGCCTTTGACTCGTCCCCAAATGGAGAATTTGTATCCATCATAAATGTAAATGCAAGAAGTGTAAGATATTCCTGAATTGACTTTTTGCTATTATCAGATATAGAGGACCATTGTTCATCCGTTAGGGAGACATTTGGAAGTACAATACCGGGATTTACAGAACTGTCTCTTTTAAAATCACCTGCAATAGGAAGTACATACGTCTTGAATCCATCAACACGCTCATCTGCAGTTAGAGCAGTTGCTGCTGCAATTTCTACGGCTAATTCTGGGAAAACATCGCGCATATTATTTGCAAACTCAACATATTTTACTTGGAAAATAGATTCATTAGAAGCAGGTGCGGCACTCATATGTCTAGCAATTCGCTATGAAACATTAGGTGCTTTTTAACGCAATTATTCATAAATCTAATTTTACAAACAACTGTTTTTAAAATTAGATTTCATTAAGCTATTAGGATGATGTAATTATTTACATATTTGTTGGCATTCCACGCGCTTTTTCACAAAGAACACATAGGACATGGAGATATTTCCAAATTGCATCACGATTGGGCTCCGTTAGTACACCCCAATGCTTATCAAAAAGTGTAATGGCTGGCATAATTTCATTAAATTTATTTGAAATCTTTTGGCGACCAACACGTACAAGCACCTCTACATCTTTCTCCGCAACTGCTCGATGAAAATCGACATAAAAATGTTCATAAAACATATCAAGAATAAGACGGGGATTGATTTTTCGTGCACCACTAATTGCTTCAGATGCCATGCGAATATCCTTCTCTTCAGGGAAGGTTTCGACAAGCTCCTCAAAGAAGCGAACTAATTGTGTTCCAAATGCAGATAGTACAGACATCTTTACTATGAAGTTTGTGTGCAATTTTTAAGTAGTTGGGGACGGAATGTAATTAAGATGGATACTGCTAAATTATATACAAACATAAAATATCTAAAGGCTAGGGGTGTGGGGAGCGCCTAGCTCCCCACATTATTGCCGCATAACCATCTGTGGCATACCAGCAGAACGTTCACGCTGATACGCCTCCATTTGTGCATCAAATAATTCTTCCTTCTTACTGCGATTAGGGTTGTGATTTGTCATTATTGTATTCCCTTGGCGCGCTCCTGGTCCGCCCGCTGCATCATTTACAAATGCAAAATTGTGTCGTATATGTGCACCACCATTTCCTTGTGCAGTTCCATCCGAATTAATATCACTATAAAAATCACTTAGACGTGGACCCATTTCTAATGACATAAATGGCTCAGGTTCGCCTGGAGCTGCGCTAGCACCACCATCAGATGGATTATGGGCAGCCCCATCCTTGAGTCGTCGTTCAAATAACCAATTCATTACCTCACTATCCACTAATGGCTCGTTCTTCCCTTTCACAACAAGTGTTGGAACCTTTTTTAACCAACTAGGAAGAGCTGGGCGATTTGGACTCGGATCTACGCATATATATATAAATTCAGATTTATAAGGAGTGTTTTTTATTTCGGTTAAAAATGTACGAGACCACTCACATTTATTAGAATAATAACATATGTGCTGGGGCTTTTGCGCCATTCTATAATTGTCGGAGGGGTATACGCATTTAAATGATACGCATTCATAAGCATTTTGCGCAATTTATTTAATGAATAGGTGATGGCTTGGGAAATTTGAACTTAATCACTTGTAACATAAGTAGTTAGCAAGCCCTTATAATGTCTAATCCACTCACGCCCAAATTTGAGAATCTCGCCATTTCCCGAGATGGAATGCATTGCCGTTTTACTCTCGCACCTTACCACGTCTCATATGCAAATACACTACGCCGTGTAGTTATTACTGGTGTTGAAACTGTTGCAATTAAGGCGGATATGAATGAAAAAGGTAATACAACAGATGTTACTGTCTACAGAAATAATACTCCTATGACAAATGAAATGCTGGCGGATCGTATTGGTCTTCTCCCTCTCAATGTTAAAGACCCGCTTACATTTGTTCCCGAACGATACACATTTACCCTTAATGTTGTAAATGATACAGCTGAAGCAATGGATGTAAATGCATCTATGTTTGAAGTAAAAGAGGTTCGCGCAGATGAAGAGGAGCCTGTTGTAATTCCAAATGAAACATTCTTCCAACCATCCCCAATTACCAGGGATACCGCCCTAATTGCTGTTCTTCGCCCTAAAGCAACTCCTGCTGCTACTGAAGAAGGCGTCCATGTTGTTGCAAAGGCGAGTGTAGGTACTGGGCGTCAGCATGCTCGTTATATGCCCACATCTCAGTGCTCTTACAAATATACCCTAGATGATGATGAAGAGCGTCTCAAACAATTCTTTGATGAATGGATGGCAAAACATAAGAATGTGAGCAATCCTAGCTCAATTGATGATGAAAAGCTCGGTGCTCTAAAACGCGAATTTAATCTGATGGCTCGCAATCGTTGTTATAAAATTAATGATAAAAATGAGCCTTACAGCTTTGATTTTGAAATGGAATCTGTAGGAGTACTTCCTGTACAATATATTCTCAAGCGTGCATGTGATGTAATTGAAACGATGTGTGCAAAGTACAGCAATGTAAAGGATGGAGAACTGCCTGAAGAGCTAAGTATTACACCAACACAGAATCGTAGTATTGGCTTTGATTTCCTTTTCCGGGGGCATGACCATACTCTTGGCAATCTACTGCAAACATGGCTTGTAGAGAATCATATTGATGGTGAAGCGGAGCCACACGTCTCTTATGCTGGTTATTCAGTTCCTCATCCTCTGCGTGATGAAATGGTACTTCGTATTGGCGTTGATGATGGTCAGGAAGCAACCGCTCGTGCAGCCCTGCAAGCTGCTGCACGTGGATGCGCAGCATTCTTTTCCCAAACAAAATATGAATGGATGCGTGTAAATGGCATGCCTGGCGTCCCTGCTCCTCCTGGAGCAGGAGCCGCTGTAGCAAAAGGTGCAACCGCAGATGCTCGCCTAACAGCGGCTCGTCGTAAACTCGCTGCTGCTGCAATGAAAGGTGAAGTTGGATAAATTATTCTGGACTATTAGAAGATATGTTTGATAGCCCCCAAACAAAATTTGTCGCTATTTTTGGTATAATTGCTCTACTTGTTGGTACTGCATCCACTGCAGTTATTAATAATGTAATGAGTAGCCTTTATTTTGTTATTGGCTATAGTGTACTTATCCTAATTGCATTATCGGATGTGCATTGTGTGCTAAGTGGTGGGTGTGAGCTATTAGGGTGGTTGAAGACTGTCGCGATGATCGTTATTTTCTTAATTAGCGTGGTTGTGTTTGGCTATGCTGTCAAACTGAAGAAGCGCCAGCGTGATTATGATGCTGCTGCAATTACAGGTAGTGCTTGAGGCTGGGGTTGATATAAACAATTAGAAAATATAAAATATTTTCTAATTGTTTTATTTGAATGGGTGTATTTACTTGCGTTTATTGCGCATACTGCGGCGACGAGTATGGCGATGCTTTTTGCGTCTACCACCTGTTGTTAATGGTGGTGGTTGCATAAAAAGAGCTTGTTTTTGCTGTGTTACATCATCCTGCGAGCGTTGTCCAGGTAATACAACAGGACCTTGTTGTTGTGGTGTTACAGCTTGTACAGCAGTCTGTTGTGGTTGCTGCAATGAAACAATAGGTCCTGTAAAAGAACCTGTTAATCCATTTGATTGTGGTGTTGCAACACCAACAGTAGTTGGAGGTGTTAGTGGCTTATTTACTTTTACAACAGGTTCTGCAGGAGGAGTATTTTTTACAGTTATAGCAACAGGATCACCAGATAATGGTTTAGATGATTTTAATAAGGGTCCTTGTTTTACACCAGGGGAAGATGGAGCAGAACTATCAGTTGGTTTACCAAAAAACCCTTTAATACTATTTACAGTACCCTTAATACCTCGTGTAATTTTCCCAAAGAAACTATTATTTACTGGTTCAGTGCCATCACCGTCACCACCGCGCTGTTTACGGGTACGTTTGCGCATCTGCTTGCGAGTCGCCATTCTCTATCTAATAGCCATATATTTAATCAACTTCCTCCACCCGTGGTCCTGGAGCAGTCTCCGCTGTTTCAGTTGCATTGCCATTGCTGCCGCTGCCGCTGCCGCTATCGCCTGCGCCTGCGCCTGCGCCTGCGCCTGCGCCTGCACC